AAACGCTTGTTTTAACTTTCCCGGGATGAAACGTTCTGGCCCTTTGCGCCGAAATACTCCGTTGCGTCGCACCGGCCGACTTAACCCTATGAGCGATAAACGCCGTAAGGCTTTGGGCGAACGTAAAGAGGTAAGGGAGGAAGTTCTGGATCGGGACGGGTATACTTGTACTGCTAAAGATATTCTTCCTGACATAGATTGTTGGGGCCCCCTTGATGTAGATGAAATCATTGGGAGGGGTCGTGGCGGCGACTGGTTGGATCCAGAGAATTGCCAGACGCTTTGTAGAGCGCACCACATGTGGAAGCACGGCAACCCGGAAAAAGCCCTCGAATTGGGTTTATCTAAAAGACTTGGACCTCGAAATGAAAACACTTATGACGGTAGCGGTACTGATAGCGTTATCGCCCCTTCTTCAGATACCGACGGCGACGCCACCGAAAACGGTTAGCGAAGCAACGAGACCTGTTGTCCGCCAAATAGCGGCCCCGGTTGTTACGGTTACATCTACTACTACAACTCTGGTTACGGTAGTAGTGGCTCAAGCCGACCCGTTTTGGGTGAGGGACGCAGTGGCGTTAGTTGCGTTCCCTGAACCGGTCGGGAACACTCTCGACTATTTCGTGGATGAATATTTTTTACCAGAAGACAGGTCGTGGGCTTTACGGGTAGCGTTTTGTGAGTCGTCTGCTCAACCCGGCGACACTTATTCGGATGCGTATCATCCTTCGTCTGGAGCAACAGGATGGTTTCAACATCTCCCCAAGTTCTGGGCAGAACGCTCAACCAAAGCCGGAGTTCCAAACAGCGACATGGAAGACCCGGAAAACAACGTGCTGGTCGCCGCTTGGCTGCTGTATAAAACACCACAAGGGAAAGGGCATTGGAGTGAATCAAAACATTGCTGGGGATAAAAATACACCGGATTGGTGGGAAGACGACGACCCGGCGGAAACGTACATTTTCACGAGATACAAAGAGATGTTGCGTGAACAGGCAGACGAAGAATGGTATGGCCAGCCCGTCAGAGAAGAGGACTTATGAGCGACGACCGGATAAACGAAGCCGTCAAACAACACAGGGTAAAGGACGCTGGTATCCATCTGAGTATTGTTGGGGATAGGATATGGCTATGACAAAAATTATCGAAACGGCGCGTAGACGCCATTACTCTATTTACTTAACTAAAGAAGACTTAGCGGACATGTTGGGCGTTGAGGCGTTTGGGCTTTCTGTGAGCCATGTTGATCGGGCCCCCGATAGCGACGATGCTGCGGTTAGGATCACCCTCCTTGAGGATTGCGATACTGCGCAGGCGGCTCTTTTCGGAGAATGACTGTTTTCTGCGTGATTATGTGGGAAACTATCTAAATGTACGGAAATGGAGCGTCGTTCTGGATTGAACGGCCCGAATGGCAGGCGGACTCTGCTTGTAGCGATGCCCCTGACCCTGCGATCTTTTTCCCATCTCCGGGCGACACTCAATCGTTGCGGGAAGCGAAACGGATTTGCTCTGAGTGCCCAGTTATGCTTGACTGTTTGGAGTATGCGTTTGCGAACAAGGAACGCTACGGCATATGGGGTGGGAAAAGCACCCGTGAACGCCTTCTCATTTTGAGGGCTAAACGGATGTTAGAAGAGGGCGAAGCCTAATCGACTACGAGCGTTTATAAGGTAGGCTAAGGGCATGGCTGTAATAACTTATCTCGATTTGCAGGATTACATGAATAAGTCGTTCTCCTCTGGGGAACAGACTGCCGCCACTACGATCATTGGGGCGTTAGAACGAGAACTGTCTCAAATCTTGGGGCGCACGTTAGAAGGCGCCACCGTAACCGCTGAAGCCCATGTTTTACAAGGTGGGCAACGGCAAATCTTTTTACGAGAATATCCGGTTATTTCGGTGACGGCGATCAGTATCGGCGACCTTGGGTCTGAGACGGCTCAAACGGTTGCCGACTACGATATTTACCCTTGGGGTGTCGATCGCGTCAACATCGCCACACAGGGCCTCAGCGCCCTCGTGACGTACACAGCGGGCATGACTGCGTCTGACACCCAGAAACTCGAAGCAGCAGTGCTACGGGCTTCTGCTAGGGAAATGTCGATGGTTCTCGCTGACGCTCAAGGATTAAAAAACATGTCGGTTGAGGGAACAAGCCTCACGTTCGCTAACGGCGGGCAAGGCGGGTTTACCGACGACGATTTGAAACACATCAGACGGTACCGCCGTAAGGGTGTGTTCTAATGCGGGGGGCACAACACAGCCTCACCATCCGTCAAAGAACACCCACCACTGACACCGAGGGCAGGGTCTCATATGCGAACAGCGATTCATCTGTTCGAGGCCATGTGTCGTCAGGAACGGTTGATGCGTTGGATCCGGGAGACCGAGGACAGTACGGCCAGTTGATGACCGCTGTTGCTCTCGTCCCGACGGGAACAACGGTTACCGACAACGATCAGATCGTTGTGGCCGGTATCGATGCGATACTGAACGGCATTTACAATATTGACAGCATCCAATACACTCGCCTTCATTTACGGTTGGCGTTACGAGGGGTGCCGTCCTAATGGCCGCCCAAATGGATATGTACAACATTGTTCTCTCTAACGCTATGCGTGTCTACAACGGCGGGACTGGTAAAGGGACCGCAGGGTTGAAGGCTGCCGGTAAACAAATCGGTATCGCTTACACAAGAACTGTTAAAGCCCAGTATTCGAAAGGCGGAACGGGTAAAGAATACGTTCACCCCAAGGTTGGTCTTACACGGGCTTCGAACCCCGGTGAGGCACCGGCTTTACAAGCAGGGGATTTGAGAGACAGCGTCGGTTTCGATGTGTCTCGTATCCCCGGCCGTGGAGGAGGTGGACGGTTTATAGCGACTGGCCGTGTAATGGTCAACGTGTTTTCGACAAGCAAATATGCTGCCACCCACGAATACGGTTTGGGCCAGTTTGATAAGCGTCCCGCTTGGCGTCCCGTGGCTTACAACTCGGCGATGCGGAAAGCGATCGCTAACGCAGCGAAACTTCATTTCGTTAAACAGGAACGCATAACGGCCGCCATGTTTAAGGTTTCACCGATGCAACTACCTCCGATTATTATTAGGTGATTTAGATGGCTACCGTTACCTCCGCTCTCCGCACTGTTATCACTGACGCGGCTTTGTCTAATGTCACGACGAAAGTGTTTCGTGATGTTGCACCTGATTCGACAGCGATGCCGTATATCACATTCGATGACGATTTGGCTCGTTCGCCTGTCCTATTTGGCGATAACGCTGTGAGGGCTCGCGGCCGCATGGTCCAAATCGATTTATGGCAAAACCTTGACGGTGAGGACGTAACCCTTATCGATAGTTTACTGGCGGCTGTCGATTCAGCGGACCTCACTGGTGCCGATAAAACTATTTTCGGATGCCGGGTTGTTGACATTCAACGATTCACTGAACCTTCTTCCAACCTATGTCGTCATAGTTTGACGGCCATGATAACGCAGGCGCACTAATGGCTTTCACGCAAATCACTGTTTCTGGGACTTACTACCAAACCGATGGGGTTACCCCTGCTTCGGGGGAAGTTTTGTTTGTTGCGTCTACCACGATGCAAGATTCTGTCACTAATGCGATTGTCGCTCCGACCCGTGTAACGGGAACGTTGAATGGGTCTGGGACATTTAGTGTGTCTTTGACGGCTACTGATGATTCGACAACTGAACCAACGGGTGTTACTTACGAAGTAACTGAACGCATTGTTGGTTCAGCGGAAAACAAATACAACATTGAGGTTCCTGAGAACTCTCCTTTAGGGGCATTGAACCTTGCTGATATCGCTCCGGTTGTCGCCCCAATTACAGGTTATTCGTATGCGACACAGTCTTATGTTGATTCTAAAGTTGGGGCCTCCGCTGATTCTGTCGGGTTCACAGCGACCGCGGAGATTCTTTCTACGAATGTTCAGGACGCTATCGAAGAGGTTCGTTCTAAGTCAAAGTATACGCATACGCAGGAATCCCCTGCTACTACATGGTCGATTACACACAACCTTCGTTTCCGTCCTAACGTCACAGTTGTCGATACTGGCGACACTGTGTGCATCGGAGATGTTGATTACACCAGCGATAATGCCCTTACCGTGACCTTCGCACAGTCCTTCGGTGGAAAGGCGTATCTTTCATAGTGGAACTGTTAACAATCGGAGGCTCCCGTGCCTAAATATCTGGTCAATGTAGACCTCAATCAGAACCAACTCGTAAAAGCGAGGGTAGAAAACCTATCCAGCGCGCCGGGTTCGCCTGTTGAGGGTCAAATCTATTTCAACACAACTGACAATGTCTTTTATATTTACGCCAACAGCGCGTGGGTTGACCTGACTAAACAGGGCACCGTTACTTCTGTCAGCGCCACTTCTCCAATAGCGTCAACGGGTGGAACCACCCCGACGCTATCGATTAGCGCCGCTTCAGGGTCCGCCGCTGGGTCAATGTCATCGACGCATTACACGCTGGTTAATAACTCGACGAACGCCAATACGGCTTCGACAATCGTTAAGCGTGATGCGTCCGGGAACTTTTCCGCTGGCACCGTCACCGCTTCCTTAACGGGGAACGTAACTGGCAACTTAACTGGCGACGTAACTGGTGATGTCACCGGAAATGTTACTGGCAACGTAACTGGCAACCTGACCGGCGATGTCACTGGCGATGTAACCGGTAACTTAACCGGCAACGTAACTGGGGATGTTACCGGCACAGCCACCAACGCTGGGCACCTCGAAACCGCCCCCGCTTCCGGTGTTTACGAAGAGGGCGACTACTACTTGGCTCGCACGAACCACACTGGTTCCCAAGCAGCCTCCACTATCTCCGATTTCGACACTCAGGTTCGGACCAGCCGTTTAGACCAAATGGCTGCCCCTACTGGTGCTGTTGGAGTCAACAACCAAAAAATCACTAGCGTCGCTGATCCGACCGCTGACACTGATGCCGCTAACAAACGGTATGTTGATGCGGCCCGCTCTGGCCTTGACGTTAAAGCCTCTGTTGTGGTTGCTTCGACAGCAACCCTGTCCGCTGTTTACGACAATGGTTCCTCTGGTGTAGGCGCAACCCTCACCAACTCGGGTACTCAAGCAGCGTTGTCTCTTGATGGTGTGTCTTTGTCGGCCAGCGATCGTGTCCTTATCAAGGACCAATCCACTGCCCTGCAAAACGGTATTTATACTGTCACCACTGTCGGTACTGGTTCCGCCAACTGGGTGCTTACCCGTACCACTGACGCTGACGGTTCCGCTAACGGTCCGATCACCGGTGGTGCTTTCACATTCACCGAACAGGGTTCTGCTGGCGGAGACAAAGGGTTCGTTGTAACCACTAACGGTACTGCCACTATCGGCACTACCGGGATCACTTGGACCCAGTTTTCCGAAGCAGGCGAGTTCGTTGCCGGCGGCGGTTTAACCAAAACTGGCACCACGTTCGATGTGGTTGCTGGAACCGGCATCACTGTCAACGCCGACGATGTTCAAATTAGTGCTTCTTACGTTGGTCAAACTTCGATCACAACGTTAGGGACTATCGCTACCGGCACTTGGAACGGCACCACTCTTACCGTTGCTTACGGCGGTACGGGTGCTACTTCAATCACCTCGAATGGGATTGTTTACGGTAACGGAACTAGCGCCGTTGGTGCTACTGCTGCCGGAACCCAATACGAGACTCTTCAAGCAGGTTCCGGTGGGACTCCCGAGTTTGGCGCTTTGGCGTTGGGTCAAGCCGCTGCGGTGTCTGGCCAGTTGCCAGTCGCTAGCGGTGGTACGGGTGCGGCGACTGCTGTTGCTGCTCGCAGCAACCTTGGCGCTACCACAAAGGTCACTGCGACTATCGGCGATGGGTCCGCAACTTCGATCGCTGTAACGCATGGTCTTACGACCAAGGACGTTACTGTCGAGGTTTACGATGCTTCTACTAGCGACACGGTTGTCGCTAATGTGAGCCGCAACTCGACTTCTCAGGTCACTATTTCGTTTGCTTCTGCTCCAGCCACGAACGCCTATAAGGTTGTTATCATCGGTTAGGGTTGACATAGCCTCGGAGCCCTTGAGGGGGTTTTCGGGGAGGAAGGTTTAGTTGCGGCTATGCCAAAGTTTTTAGATCGAATAACGGCGCAGGAGTTTTCTTCTGCTGCGTCTGCGGCTATCGATGCGTCTGTTGATGGCGATACGAATGCTCGTATCCAAATTGATGCTGGTGGTAAAGTCACTTGGGGTTCTGGTGCTGCTACTGGCGATGTTAACTTGTATCGTGATGCTGCTGATGCGTTGAAGACTGATGACACGCTTGAGGCTGCTGCTGGTCTGATTACTTCTACTTCTGCTGGTGCGCCTACGGCGACGATTGCTGATGGTGCGTTGGCTGTTGATACGACTAATGATGCGTTTTATTTCCGGTCTGGGTCTTCTTGGAATCAGGTAACGGGTGGTGGTGGTGGTTCTATTACGACGGGTGATGCTGCTCCTTCTTCTCCGTCTGATGGTGATTTGTGGTACGAAACTGATACGGGTCGTACGTTGGTTTATTATGCGGATGGGACTTCTTCTCAGTGGGTTGAGGTTGGTTCAGCGTCTGCCGCTGCTGGTGGGGCTACTACTCAAGTTCAGTACAACAGTTCCGGTTCTTTGGCAGGGAACGCCAACTTTGTTTATGATGCAACGAATAATCGTGTCGGTATCGGTACTGCTTCGCCGACTTCCCGCCTTCACGTTACGGATTCCACAAACATCACTCCTGACGGGAACAGCGTCGGCCACATTCAGATTTCAGGCAGCGGCTACGCCGGGTGCTTTGCTTTGGATGCGGCAGGTTTTTGGATGTCTCAAAATAGTTCTTCTCGTTCGCTGATTTTCGCTACGAATGAAACCGAACGTATGCGGATAAGTGGTTCGGGCTATGTCGGTATCGGTACTACTTCGCCAGACTCTGACCTACAAATAACGAACACCGGTGATAATGCCAGAATCCACATTAACGGAGCGTCAAGTGGGTACACCCATTCAGATGTCCGGCTGGACTCCTCCGAAAGTATCCGCGGTACCGGAGTTTACGCATTCAACTCCGCAAACGATAAAACTTGGTTTTGGGGAAACCCTTATGCTGCTACAGACACATGGGGAGTCTGCCGCCAGTCCGCTGTCTCGTTTACAGAGTCGGCGGCCGGGTCTGGTCATCTTCTGTTTCAGATTGCCTCCACGGGTGCCTGCTACAACGTGACCGGCACCTACGGGACGATTTCTGACGAGCGGCTAAAAAGCGACATCACAACGGCACGACAATACACCGCTGATTTAGCAAAACTGCGAGTCGTCAACTACACACTAACTCAACGAGCCGACACGAACGAAGAGACCGGTGAAGTTGAAATCACCCCGCTGGAAGAACCATCTGGGAAACTGTTAGGGCTTATTGCTCAAGAAGTAGAAAAAGTATTCCCCGCAATGGTGGACACCGGTAGCGACGGGATCAAGAGCGTGAAAACTTCGGTGCTGGTTCCGATGATGCTTACCGCCATTCAGGAACTCACGGCTCGCATTGAAACATTGGAGGCCGTGTAATGGCTATTAACTTCCCCGATTCCCCCTCAGTTAACGATACTGTTTCTGTAGGCGACCGTACTTGGATTTGGGATGGCACAGTTTGGAAACTCGCTATCGCCACTGCAACTATTGGTGGCTCCAATACTCAGGTTCAATATAACAGTTCTGGTTCTTTGGCTGGTTCATCAAACTTTGCTTATGATGGGACATCAACAGTTACACTATCTAGCACCGATGCAGGTTCTTCAGCAGCCCCAATAATAGAGTTGTATAGAAATAGTTCTAGCCCTGCTGATTCCGACTACTTGGGTCAGATAAAGTTTCAAGGAGAAGATGACGGTGGGGGGAAGGTTGTATACGCAAAAGTAACAGCAAAGATTGACGACGCATCTAACACTTCTGAAGATGGGATTATTGAGATAACGCATCAGAAGGCTGGCTCAAATAACATTTCTGCAAGGTGGACTTCAAATACCCTCAAGTTAATTAACGGTACTGGGTTAGAAATCGCTGATGGCTTATTAACACTTGGAAGCACAGCAGTTACTGCAACCGCCGCAGAACTAAATGTTCTTGATGGCATTTCAGTAATACAGGCATCTAGTGGCTCGTTCGTTGATAACGACACGTCTTTGATGACCTCGGCAAGTATCCAAGACAAAATCTTGTCCTACGGCTATTCAACAACCACGGGCGACATCACCGGCGTCACCGCTGGGACGAACCTTAACGGGGGCGGCACTTCTGGTGCTGTCACCCTCAACCTTGATGCATCGCCGTCCCTGACGAAAGTATTGGTGGGAGTTGGATCTTCTACCGCTCCGTCTCTGTCGTTTTCGTCTGACTCAAACACGGGCTTTTACCGTGTGGCAAACGGAGTTATTGGGGTTGTTTGCAATAGCGTCCTTCATCAGTTCAAGACGGACGGATTGCACTTGGCATCTGGTGATTGGTTCCGTTCCTACGGAACTACGGGATGGTACAACGGTACTTACGGCGGTGGTTGGCAGATGACTGACACCACTTGGGTCAGGACTTACGGCAGCAAGGGAATGCTCTGCAACGGCATCGCCGCAACGCTGTCTGCTACCTCGTCGCTGAGCGGCTACAAGTACGTCGTGCGAAACTCCACCTACACGTCGTTCGCCTACTACACCTCCTCCCAAGATTACAAAGACCAGATCACACCGTTCACCGACTC